TTTGATAGACTAGCGTTCTCGATAACTTTCTTTGAATTATCGTGACCTAGTGAATTTCTGAAACACCAACTTAATGTATGCTCAGGCTCGTCCCAAATGTCTTTAGCTGAACCATAATCATGATACTCAGCTAATGCTTTTTCTAGTTCTTTTTTATTCATCGTTTGCTCTCTTTCTGAATACTTACGTATTCATAATAAGGCCAACTTAGTGACCTTATTAAAAATACATAAAGATTTTCTGTTTGACTGTTTCCTTATCGGTGTCACCGATTAGAGCCCTTTGCTCTGTAGACTCCCTCTAAGCGTTTCAAGATAAGGTTTGGAAGCTTACCTCGATTGGTTCGAGTTATCTATGCACTAAGAGACGAGTATGTAGTGTCTAGCCTTAGCAACCCACAAGGACCTCAAGAAGAGGCTACCCCCAAATTTAATTGGTTAAGTGTTTTAGCACCTTAGACCTGATCGACTCCGAAGTAGTGGGTCCGACTAGAATATCGTGGGCATTAGACCTATCCTCAAATGAGGTGCTTGGCTTATTGTTTTCTAGCGTGGTTTCTAAAGTATGGTTTGTCATTGTTAAAAAGAATACTGATTTTTATCGAAAAGTAAAATAAATTATTATAAAAAAAGATAAAAATATTAAAAAAAATGAAAAAAAGTTGAAGTTATCCACAGGCATTTTTTTGCGTTTTTAGAGCGTTTTAAAAAGGTCCGTGTATGATTTTATATGATAATTTATTATATGCTCTATGGCTCTTAAAAGGGATTTAAAGGGTATTTTTTTTATGGGAAGTTGTTATAATTTATTGCAAATTGCGACAGGGACCGTTGACCGTGGACAGAATACGAACAAACAAAGTACGAACAAAATAGACACACCTTCACAGTACTTAGGTTTTTTTGAAAAAATAAAAATAAAAAAGAAAAATATTTTAAAACAAGTGTGATAGTGTCCGCTTAACGGTTTTAACTTTAATTAGGTGGGTTTTACCCATCACACTTCTCATTTTTAGTAGTGTGCATAGTGTGAAGGGTGGTTGTTGATTTTATTGGCTTTTTTGATCCCCTAGGTAATTGAACACTTTTTCCAAATTGATTATTTTAAAAGAAGATCTTGAAAATTCTCTAGTACCAAATTGTTTAAATATCTGTAAAGTGACACGGTGTATTTTTAATGAGTGCTGAAAAGAATTTATATAAAATGGTAAAAGAAAAATTACCTGATTTTAACCCCATAAGGATTGAAACAACTACAATAAATGGCTTCCCTGATTTAATTTTATTTAACGAAAATAAAAACCCTATTTTTATTGAATGCAAGGTTTGTGAACGTTCTAGACTGTTGCAGTCCCTCAGGCCTCACCAAAAAGCATTTCATCACAAATACAAACATATTATGAACGGATTGTTTATCTTACAAAGGTCCCTCAAAGAGAGGGCCTTTTTTCTGTATAGATCGGACCAATTGGACTTCTTGACAGAAAACGTTGTAAATGAACCACTTTGCACGGTCCACGTGGGTCAACCATGGTCCCTGATGCGTGTTTTTTTGAACCATGACCACTAGATCTAGACCATATAATAAACGAAACGCTAAAAACGTTGATAAATATAGCTATTATTGGCCCTATAATATAGATTATGCAACAAATATCCTAGGTACTTAGACCAAATGAAAACGTCAATTAAATCAACAATTACCGGACCCCCAAAATTTGGGCCCGTTCCGCACGACCCTGGCCTTGTCCTGGCCACATACACACACTATAGGAGTAAAAAATGCACACAGACTATTCAAAACTAGATCCTAATCAATTAAAGGCGATGATATTGCTTAGAAAGAGAGTGGAACAAGAACAAGCACGTGGTACTTTCATGCGATTTGTTAAATCTATGTGGCCTGAGTTTGTAGAAGGACCACATCACAAGAAGATTGCAGAAAAATTTCAAAAGTTTTTGACAGGAAAGAATCAAAGGTTGATTGTGAACATGCCTCCACGACACACAAAAAGTGAGTTTGCCTCATTTTTATTCCCGGCATGGATGATAGGGCAAAATCCCCGACTAAAAATTATTCAAGCGACTCACACAGGTGAACTTGCTATTCGATTTGGTAGAAAAGTTAGAAACTTAATGAACACCAAAGAGTATCGTGGAGTATTTCCTGATGTATCTCTTAGAACTGATAACCAAGCAGCAGGAAGATGGGAAACTAACCTTGGAGGTGAGTATTTCGCGGCAGGTGTTGGTGGTGCGATAACAGGAAGAGGTGCTGACCTACTAATTATCGATGATCCTCACTCAGAACAAGATGCTTTGTCTGATACAGCCATGGATAACGCCTACGAATGGTACACATCAGGACCTAGACAGCGTATGCAACCTGGGGGAAGTATTGTTATTGTTATGACTCGTTGGTCAAACAAGGATCTTACAGGAAATTTGATTAAAAAGATGGGAGATATGAAAGCAGACAAGTGGGATGTCATAGAATTCCCGGCAATTTTAGATGATGATGACGAAAAGAAGAGAAAACCTATTTGGCCACAGTATTGGAAGCTTAATGAGCTTGATAAAGTAAAAGCTTCTCTTGTTCCAACCAAGTGGAGTGCACAATGGCAACAAAATCCTACTTTTGATGGCACAAGTATCATTAAACGTGAATGGTGGAACATTTGGAAAAAGGATGACCCACCTGAGTGTGCTTATACTATTCAAAGTTATGATACTGCTTTCTCAAAAAAGGAGTCTGCTGACTATTCAGCTATTACAACTTGGGGAGTGTTTCATCCAAACGAAGGAACTGAGACTCATTTGATATTATTGAACTCTCGAAAAGGTAGATGGGATTTTCCTGAGCTTAAACAGGTCGCAAAGGAACAACTTCAGATATACAACCCTGATAGTGTGATTATTGAAGCAAAAGCATCAGGGACACCCTTGATACAGGAGCTCAGGCGATTTGGAGTGTACGCTCAAGCTTTCTCTCCTAACCGTGGTATGGATAAACATGTTCGATTAAATTCTGTTTCCCCTATCTTTGAAGCTGGCCACGTATGGAGAACAGAGCACGATTGGGCTGAAGAAGTGCAAGAAGAGTTAGCATCTTTTCCTTATGGAGAACACGATGATCTTGTTGACGCAACCACCTTAGCACTGTTAAGATACAGGCAGGGAAGCTTTATTTCTTTGCATGATGACGAAGATGACATGGAAGGAAGAGAAAAACGAAAATATGAGTACTATTAAAAAATTAATTAATCCTGATGACAGGAGACTTAAACAAAAGCTGACACCAAAGCAGATGATTTTTGTTTATGAGTACGTTCATAAAGTTCTTCTCGGTGAATGTTCCGCGGCCGAAGCAGCACGGAAAGCGGGCTATTCAATGAACCGTGCACGTCAAACTGCTACTGATCTAATGAATCCTCAATTAAATCCTTTCGTAGTGGAGGCTGTTAATGAGATGAAACAAGATCTGCATCAAATGTATGGAGTGTCTACTGCATCTCATTTGGCCTCCTTAAAACAAATTAGAGAGGAAGCAAGAGAACATAAACACTATTCGGCGGCCGTGGCTGCTGAAGTCAACAGAGGTAAAGTTGCTGGCTTTTACGATAACAAAGTTCAAAGCGACACTCCTCTAGAAAACATGAGTAAAGACGAATTGATAAAAGTTTTAGAGAACTATGACAAGCATGGTATCACTCATGATACAAAATTAATTATTGACGATGATAAAGATGCTATGACAGGTAACTAAGATGATTCAATATATTACTAATCCCGCGATCCTCGGGCCGTTGCTCGTGGCCACTGTGGGAGCGCAACAAGCTAGTCAGATACAACGAAACTTGGCCCTCGGTAATATAACTTTAGATAATGTATACGATATCATAGAAAATTTTGCGGCGCCAAATGCACTCAACTTTTTAAAAGATTTAGATAAGTCCAATAACTTACCACCAAAAAAAGATGACGAAGATCCAAAGACACCTGACAATGATCCATTGGACTTGCTCAACCTTATAAATACTGATAGAAAGGAAGAAGATGAAACAAAGCCTATTACAACTAGCCAAAACAAAGAGATTAAAGAATCAGTCTCGTCCAATCTCGAATCGCAAACCACGGACCGTGGATCAGGCATACAGCAATCTAACCAAGGAAGAGAAACAACGGTTAGTGGCCAATTACCTCTAGTCAAAGCTTCTCAAGAACAAGGCGTTACTTTCTTTTCTGATATTTTAGGAGGAGAACTTTATGTTCCTAAAAAAGATTATGAGCAGTTTGTTGATACTTCTGACGCTTTGGAAGCAACAGAGATCTTCAATGAGAAGAGAACAGGTAATTTTGAAAATCACATCTACACTTCTATTCCTGTTTTTAAAGAAGCTCAGATAGCAACTGCTGAAGCAATATCAAAGACTCTTCCTAAAGGAGGAACTATTATTGATATTGGAGGAACCGAAGGAGGTTTTATAAATACGATAGCAGAACTTAATCCTGATATCGAAGGTATCGTTTTAGATCCTAATCCTAAAGCTCAAGAATCTTTTCTAAATCAGAACCTTCCTAACACAGAATTTATTCGTGAAGCGTTTACAACTAATCCTGAAGAGTTTGGTAAATATGCTTTTACAGAGGAAGGAGTAGATATCGACTACTTTGATCCTAATGAGATTCCTGATAATTCTGTTGATGCTTTCTCAGAGAAAATGGTATTTCAATTTATTGATAACGAGAGAGCTTCTAAAGTTAAATTGATTGCTGACAAACTAACAGATACTGGCTTTGCTGTCTTTGAAGAAAAATTTTTTACATCTAAACAAGATCCTGTGTGGAATGCTAATGAGGCAAAGAAGAACGAGTTTAAATCTCAGTATTACGATTCTCAACAAATAACTGAAAAAGAAGAGGTTGTTTTGACAGGTATGAATGAGAGACAGGTGACTTCTGAATCTTTTGAAAAGGTGTTAATGAATAACTTTAACAATGTAGTTCAGTATTGGGATTCAGGAAACTTTGGAGGATATGTTGTTTCTGACAGCGCAGATACAATTACAAAATTTTTAGATAATATGGTGGATCTTAACAGTGACTTTTCTAATGTGGAAACCCCTAGATATGTAACCCCTAAAATAGACAAAAAGAAAAGAGGAGGACCTATTTCTATTCCAAAAATAGACATGTTGTAAAAGGCTAATTAGGTGGTATAAATAAAAAATGGCAGATAATATTGATAAGTCTCTAGACCTAGGTGATAAGCCTGAACTTGAAATTTTAAAAAAAGAAACTGAAGTAGAAATTGACGGACAACGAGTCCCTACCCCTGAAGGATTAGAAATTGAAATGGATGAAGAGGGAGGAGCAACTCTTGATTTTGATCCTATGTCTGATTTACCTGATGAAGTAGAGTTTTATTCTAATTTAGCTGAAGTGATGGACGATCAAAAGCTAGGTGTAATATCTGATGAATTACTTTCTGAATTAGAAAATGATCGCTCTTCTCGAAAAGATTGGGAAGACAGTTACATTAAAGGATTAGATTTACTCGGACTAAAGTATGAGCAAAGAACTAGACCTTTTGCAGGAGCTAGTGGTGTTACTCATCCTTTGTTAGCTGAAAGTGCTACACAATTTCAAGCTTCAGCATTTAAAGAACTTTTACCTGCTAACGGTCCTGTGCGAACAGCAGTTATGGGAGAGGAGACTCCTGAAAAATATTCTCAATCACAACGTGTTCAAGAGTTCATGAACTATCAGTTGATGAATATAATGGAAGACTACACCACTGATTTTGATCAAATGTTATTTTATTTACCTCTAGCAGGTTCTACATTTAAAAAAGTTTATTTTGATGAGTTGATGGATAGAGCAGTATCTAAGTTTATTCCAGCAGAAGATTTAGTAGTCAACTACATGACAAGTGATTTAAATTCTTGTGAAAGAATTACTCAGATCATTAACATGAGTTATAATGATTTTAGAAAAAAACAAGTTTCAGGATTTTACAAAGACGTAGAGATTATTCCTTCAGAAACAGATCCTTCTGAAGTTCAAAAGAAATATGACGAGATGGAAGGTATCAAACCTTCTTACATTGATAAGACAGTCAGACTGTATGAGTTTCATGTATCTCTAGACTTAGATGGCTTTGAAGATAAGGGAACTGATGGTGAACCCACAGGAATTAAAATACCTTACATTGTCACTATTGAAGACGGTTCAGGTATGGTTGTAGGTATTAGAAGAAACTACGCAAAAGATGATGAGAAAAAATTAAAGAAAAGATATTTTGTTCATTACAAGTTTTTACCAGGTATAGGTTTCTATGGCTTAGGTTTAATTCATTTGATTGGTTCTCTATCAAGAGCAGCAACACAGATGTTAAGACAATTAATAGACGCAGGTACATTAGCAAATTTACCAGCAGGATTTAAGTCAAGAGGACTTAAAATAAGAGATGACGCAGATCCAATACAACCAGGAGAATTTAGAGACATTGATGCGCCTAACGGTGATTTAAGAAATGCTCTCTTACCACTACCCTACAAAGAACCCTCTCAAACTTTATTTAGCCTCCTAGGCTTTGTTGTACAATCAGGACAAAGATTTGCTGCTATTACTGACTTACAAGTCGGTGATGCAAATCAAAATGCTCCTGTGGGAACAACAATGGCATTATTAGAGAGGGGATCAAAGGTCATGTCAGGCATTCATAAAAGATGTCACTATTCTCAGAAAAAAGAATTTAAATTATTGTTTGATGTTTTTGCTGATTATTTACCTGAGACCTATCCTTATTCTGTAGAGGGAGCTGATAGAACTGTTAAATCTGAAGACTTTAGTGATCGTGTTGATGTTCTTCCTGTTTCCGATCCTAATATATTCTCTACAACTCAAAGAGTTACATTGGCTCAAACTGAACTACAATTAGCTCAAAGTGCTCCTGATATTCATAATATTAAAGAAGCTTATCGAAGAATGTATGAAGCTCTAGGAGTTAAAGACATTGATCAAATTTTAAGAAAAGATTCTCCTACTGCTCCTAAAGATCCTGCAACTGAGTCTGCTGACTTGTTAGATGGAAATTTATTAAAAGCTTATGAAGGACAGGACCACGATGCGCATATACAGAACCATTTAATATTTGGAACTAATCAAATGGTTTTAGGTAATCCTCCTATGGCAATGAAGCTACAAAAACATGTTTTAGATCATGTCTCTATGAAAGCAAAAGAACAAGTAATGCTATTAGTTCAACAGGGTCAAGTTTCTGAAAATCAAATGGAAGCTGCTGTAGCAAAATTACAGGCACAGTTCATGGCAGAAATAAAACAGTTGTCAGGACAACTTAGTGGTCAAGGTAAACCTGATCCTGTGATACAACTCAAACAACAAGAGTTACAACAAGATGCACAAAAAGATCAAGTAGACGCTCAGGTAGACGCTGCTAAACTACAATTAGATGCTGAAAGATTGAAACAAAGAACAGCTATTGATCAAGCTAGGATACAAAAAGATTATGATATTGCAGATAAACGTGCAGAAGTTCAGTATGATAAAATGACTACACAAACTCTAAACCAAGAGAGAAGAGATGCCACTAACAAAAAAAGGCAGTAAGATAAAAAAATCCATGGAGAAACAATATGGAAAGAAAAAAGGTGAACAGGTTTTTTATTCTTCTATTAACAAAAAAACTATCAAAGGCGCTGAAAAGAAATCTAGGAAAAAAAAGTAATAAGTATTATACTCCCATGATGGACAAACCTACTGAAAAAAGAGTTCAAAAAATTATTAACGAAACTAGACATTTTGTTCAAGGTCAGGCTGACCAAGGAGTGAATTTAGTTGAATTAGCTCAAGTTATGTTGGCTATGAGTCGTGAAACAATTGTTGATGCATATGGAGAAGCTGTAGCAGATAGCTATATTGCTAATCAAATTTCTATGTTGCAAAGTGAAGAAAATAATCTAACATTACACTAATGACCAAGCGATTAACAAAAACTGTTCCTCCTAAAAAAGGACCGAAGTCTCAGGGTATGGATATTCCATATGGTAAAATTGTAAAAGTTGGACCTGTTCCTGAGGACAAGAAACATAAACGTGGGTACGGAATAGCCTCAAAAGGACTCAAATTCGAAGGAGTATTTTAATGGATATAATCAAAAAACTTTGGAACGATCATCCCAAAAAAAAATGGCTCGTTGTTGGCATAGCTGTCGGCTGGGTAGCTGCTCAATTTATCTAATAAATGTTATCTAAATTATTAGGCGGATCTCTAGTGGACACTGTCGGAAAAGTAATCGATAGCGTCCACACTTCCGAAGAAGAAAAACTTAACGCAAGAAACAAACTCAAAGAACTAGAAAACGAAATAAATTCTAAACAGATGGACATCAATTTAGCTGATGCTAAGTCCACTGCTGTTGGTTTTGGTGGTATGATGCAAAGAAGTTGGAGGCCTCTCATCGGGATGAGTTGTGCCCTAGCAATATTGTGGGAGTACGTATTAAAACAGTTTATTATGTTTATACTTGCAGCATTTAGTGTAGAACACGATCCTTTGCCTGCCCTTGACATGGCCGTTTTGATGCCACTTGTGCTTTCATTATTAGGAATGGCGGGAATTCGCAGCTTCGATAAGCTTAAAAAAACTAATTCAGATAAATAATAACAAAAAAGAAAGGCAAAAAATAATGACAATACTAGAAAACGAACTACCAGATAATCTGTTAGGTAGCACATCAACTATAAAATTCACTTTAGATGACACAGGATATGTAAAAATTGAAAAAGACTTCACTACAGGTGGATGGGATGTAGACGTTACAGGAACAATTACTGATCCAGATGGAACAACTTGGCAAATGGAAGTAAAAACTTCTGCGGGTTCTGATCATAACAAATCAGGAGTAGCGACAGGACAATCAGAAAAGTTTACGCTAAAAACTAACTTTGATAAAACAACTGTAACTTTAAAACTTTGGGCTGAAAATGGTGATGCTTCTGCAGGAGCTGTGGGGCATATAAGTTTAAAATATTAATATTGGATGAACGATCGTTTCGATTACCAAGTAAAAAAACTTATTCAACAAAGAGTAGAAGAACAAAAAGAAAACTTGTTGAGTAGATCTCTAAGTTCTTACGAACAGTATCAATATGAACTTGGAAAACTACATGCTTTAGAGCATTTATTAATAGATTACCAAGAACTAAACAAAAAGGTGATAGAAGAATGAGTAAACTAATAGTGCCTAGTTACTTAAAAGGTAACGAAAAAAAGGCAAAAGAAGAAAAGAAAGAAGAAGACAAAGGACCTGCTATGGAAAGAGTTCCTCAAGCAACAGGTTGGAGAATAGTGGTTCTACCTTATAAGGGGGTAGAAAAAACAAAAGGTGGTTTGTTACTTACTGACAAGGCCATCGAAGAACAACAACTCACTACCAATGTGGGTTTAATTTTAAGTATGGGTTCTGATGCTTATGCTGATAAGAATAAATTTCCCAATGGGCCTTGGTGTGAAAAAGGTGATTGGGTAGTATTTGCTAAATATGCTGGCTCTAGAGTCAAAATTGAAGGTGGAGAAATACGTATTCTTAATGATGATGAAATATTAGCAAAGTTGAAAGATCCAAAAGACGTATTAACTATCTATTAAGGAGATAAAAATGGCTGAAGAAAAAATGGTAGACCTTGACACCACAGGAGAGGGTCAAGAGGTTGAACTTCAAGAAGAAGATAAATCTACCGAAGATAAGCCTGTTTCTAATGATGTAGAAGATAAAAAAGAAGAAACAGAAAAGGTAGAAGAATCTTCAGAAGAAGAGTCTAAAGACGATGGTTTAGACAAATACTCCAAAAATGTTCAAAGAAGAATCAAAAAACTTTTGGATAAAGTGGAAAGAGCTGAACAAAGAGAAAACGAAGCTTTAAAGTTTGCTGAAGTTGCTAAAAAGAAGGCAGATGAAGCTGAAACTAAAATTCAATCTTTGGATGAAAATTATATTTCAGAATATGAAACAAGAGTTAAATCTCAAATTGAACAAGCAAAAAAAGCTTTAACCGATGCAAGATTTAATAATGATGTGAATGCTGAGGTAGAGGCTCAAAGATCTTTGACAAGACTTGCTATTGAAGAAGAAAGAGCAATTGTTTCAAAAGAACAAAGAGAAAAGCTATTAAAACAAAAAGAAGGTTTAATGGCTGAAAAACAAACTCAAGCTCAACAAGCTCCTAGACAGCCTGATCCTAGAGCTGAAAAATGGGCTGAAGAAAATGAGTGGTTTGGAAAAGATGAAGCAATGACCTTTACTGCTTTAGCTCATCATAAAAATCTTTTGAAAGAAGGTTATGATCCTAAAAGTGATGAATATTATGAAGAAATTAACTCTTATGTTAAAAAACAGTTTCCTCATAAATTTGAAGAAGCAGTTGCAGAAGTTAAAGAAAGAGCTCCTCAAACAGTTGCTGGAGCATCTAGAACTTCTAAGGCAAAAGGTTCTACAAAAGTAAAGCTAACTCCTAGTCAAGTTGCTATAGCAAAAAAACTAGGCCTGACACTTGAACAATACGCAAAATATGTATAGATTGGAAATATTATGGTAAATAAAACGTCAAGATCTAATGAGACTAGGGAAAAAACAGCTCGTAAAAAAGGTTGGACTAGACCTTCATCATTAGACGCACCCCCAGCACCTGAAGGTTTTAAACACAGATGGATTAGGGAATCAGTCAGAGGATTTGATGATACAAAGAATATCATGGGAAAATTACGAGAAGGTTGGGAATTAGTCCGAGCTGACGAGTATCCTGATTGGCAACTTCCTTCCATTGATGATGGAAAACACGCTGGTGTTATAGGGGTAGGTGGGTTACTGTTAGCTCGTATGCCAGTAGAAACTGTTGAAGAGAGAAACTCTTATTACAAAAACTTAACCGAGAGCCAAAAAGAGGCTGTCGACAGTGATCTACTGAGAATAGAGGATCCTCGGATGCCGATCAGTAAGCCCCAAAGACAAACCAAAGTAACTTTTGGTTCAGGAAACAAGTCGTAATCGGCACGGTTTGTTTAACGAACACTATTAATAACGCATATTACAAAGGAGTAATATTATGGCAAATCAACAAGGCAACTTTGGATTTCGTCCAGTGCTAATGCTAGGTTCTGCTTATCAGGGCCAAGGTCAACAACAAATGACCATAGCGAGTAACGAAACGAATTCCATTTTTATGGGAGATCCCGTTGTATTAAATGCAAACGGTTCTATTTCTCGTGGATCAAGTAAAGGTGCTGAATTGGTTGGTGTTTTTAATGGTTGTTTCTATACAGACCCAACTTCACAAAAACCAACTTTTTCAAATCATTATCCAGGTGGCATTGTAGCGAGTGATATCGTTGCATCAGTTATCTCAGATCCAGACGTAGTGTTTGAAGTCAAAGTAGATGACGCAAACGCTGGACGAGCACAAGTCGGTTCAACAGCTAACATCGCAACTTACGCTGCAGGATCTACCAAATCAGGTATTTCAGGCGTATCAATAGATGGTGGCAGTTTTGCAACCAGTAATGGCTCTAACTTTGCTGTTTATGATCTTTCAACAGATCCTGATAACAGTGACTATACTGTAGCTAACGCTAACATTCTTGTTAGAATTAACTTACATCAGTATAGAGATAGCACAGGAGTATAGACTATGGCTATATCAAGAAGTCAACTCGTTAAAGAGTTAGAACCAGGTCTAAACGCACTGTTTGGCTTGGAGTACGCAAGATATGAAAACGAACACACAGAAATCTTTGATAACGAATCTTCAGACAGAGCGTTTGAAGAGGAAGTAATGCTTTCTGGTTTCGGTTCAGCACCTACTAAAGCAGAGGGCGCTGGTATATCTTACGATACAGCAGTTGAAGCTTATACTTCACGTTACACACACGAAACAATTGCATTTGGTTTTGCAATAACAGAAGAAGCTATCGAAGATAATCTTTATGATCAGCTTTCCTCTCGTTATACGAAAGCTCTTGCAAGATCAATGGCAAACACAAAGCAAGTAAAAGGCGCTGATGTTTTAAACAACGCTTTTGCAGGTGCAGGTGCTGCAGGAACTAATCCTGGTGGTGACGGTGTATCTTTAATCAATACACAACACCCATTAGCACAAGGTGGTCTTTTATCAAACAGATTAGCAACAGATGCTGATCTTAATGAAACATCACTTGAGCAATCTTTAATTGACATTGCTGCATTCGTGGACGAGCGTGGTCTTAAAATCGCAACACAAGGTAGAAAACTTATAATTCCAAAAGAATTACAGTTTACTGCTGATAGATTAATGGCCTCTGCTAACAGAACAAGCACTGCTGATAATGATATCAATGCAATCAGAAACATGGGTATGATCCCTGAAGGTTATGTAGTGAACCACTTCTTAACCGATATCAATGCATTCTACATTAAAACTGATGCACCAAACGGTCTAAAACATTTCACAAGAACTGCACTATCCACAAACATGGAAGGTGATTTCGATACAGGAAATGTAAGATACAAAGCTAGAGAGAGATACTCATTTGGTTTCTCAGATCCTAGAGGTATTTTCGGAACTTCAGGCGCATAGTTTAATCGTCAATAATTAATATTAAAGGGGCGTATGTCTTTGACTGCGCCCTTTTTTTATGCCATATTGAAATCCTAGCAAAATAGATTACACAAACTGAGCTAGACAGACTTATATAGAGATTGTGTGATCATGGTCTATATAACCAAGGAGGTTTAATATGGCAAACACTACATTTGACGGACCAGTCAGATCCAGAAATGGTTTTCAATCAATTGGTCCAGGAGCAGTGCCTGCTCTAACAATAGCGACAGATCTTACTGTTGCTGATCATGCAGGTAGACTATTAACTATGGATCCACAGTTTACACCAACTGCGATCACAATACCTGCAATCGTAACAGGAGCAGATGCATCAACAGCAGGACCTGGTAGCGATCCAAACAATCCAAGCACAATCGGAACTACTTTTGAAATTCTTTTCATAGATGATTTCACAGGTACAATTAAAACTGCAAGTACGGCTGATAAGTTTGTTGGAATGGTGACACTTGGAATTGATGCTTCAGTATCAGGTAAACAATTTGTACCAGCTACAGCAAACAACGAAATGAATCTTAATGGTGAAGCAGGTGCAGCTGTAGCAACTACTGGTGGATTAAAAGGAACATATGTTAAATTCACAGCAATAGCAGCTAATCTTTACTATGTTGAAGGTTTACTTAACTCAACAGGATCTATCGCTACACCGTTTGATACCCAGTAAGGAGTAAATCATGATTAACTATAGATCGGCTAAAGTAACTGCTACAGGAAACGTAGGAACAGGTCCCGCAAGACTGATAGCTATTCACGCTGTCTGTGGTGGAACTGCTGGTAGTATCGTTTTGAAAGACGGTAGTGGAGGATCAACTTTGTTAGACTTAGATACTCCTGCTTCTGCTACAGCGGTGATTGAAACTTACATAGGTGATACAGGTATGAGATTTCAAGATAGGATACATGCTACATTAACTAATGTAACTTCACTGACTTGCATCTTTGGATAATGGCAGACAAACAGCCACCAAAAACTAAAAAATATTTCCGCTCCACAAAAAGTGGGGCGGGAATGACTAAAGCAGGTGTTAAAAAATACCGAGCAGACAACCCTGGTTCTAAATTAAAAACAGCAGTTACAGGTAAAGTTAAACCTGGTAGTAAAGACGCTAAAAGAAGAAAATCTTTCTGCGCTAGAAGTGCAGGACAAATGAAAAAGTTTCCAAAAGCAGCTAAAGATCCTAACTCAAGGTTAAGACAGGCAAGAAAGAGATGGAGATGTTAGTGAAGCAACTTGCAATTATACTATTGTTATTCACAACTGTAGCTATCGTTACAGATTCTTCAGCAAATACAAACACCGTGTCGTCAACTGTTTTAAACAATGCGCCTGCTACAGCGAATGCACCGACCGTCCTCAACTCAAATTCTGATATTTGCAAAATCGGAATTGGTGGAAGTGTGCAAAATAATATTTTAGGCGTAGCTACAGGTTACGTTATCACGGACGAATTTTGTGAGCGTGTTCGCACAAGTCGTGCATTATATTCCTACGGCATGAAGGTGGCTGCAGTGAGTTTGCTTTGTCAAGATCCAAGAGTTCATGATTCAATGCAAAACGCAGGAACTCCATGCCCGGTCAATGGCTTAATTGGAGCCGAAGCAGCAACCTATTGGGAAGAAAATCCAGAAAAAATTCCAAAGGGTTCTCAATACAGAGAAGACTATATACAAGTAAGACAACAAGAAACAAAGGAGTT